TGAAGTGCGTAGGAATCTCGGTTTCCGCCAGATCAATGAAGTCGTCCGTCGCCAGCGACAGATCGGCGGGTGCGTTCAGCCTGTAAACCTCAATACCGTCGATCGCGCTCAACGCGGCTATCAGTGCGCCGAGATTCGCAGCAGCCGTCTCATCGGCTCCCGCTCCGTCTCCGCTCCACTTATACGTTGTTGCCGTCGCGTCATCGAGATCATCACCCGCAGCATTGGCCTTACCGACCTTCAGCGTAACGAGTAACTGACTCGAATCCGACCCATCGGCATCCATCGTCAGGCTATGCCACGAATTCGGCGTTTCGGGGTCTTTACTCTCACCCATGCGAAACTTGATCGCCATAAGCGGCATTGCATCATCAGCCATTGTCACACGATTCGGACGCACTTCCTCTATCACAGCTTTGTTCATCTCTCTCATTTTCTCACCTACGTTTGTTTCCTCCGAGTTTAGCAATTAACCATCAGTGGGTGGCCAGCCCAAATTATGAGCCATTCTCCACCGTTACGGGATGGTTACATTCCTCAACACGTTGGTTACGACCAGGCTGTTCGTGTAGTCCGAACCAGCACCAAGCGTAATATTCGTAGTAAGTCCGCCGGTGAGCTTGTCCACGTCAATCGAGCTGTCGGGCACAGTGATTGTGCCGCCAGCCGTCATGTTCGAGAACGTTACACTCGCCGTCGCGTTACTGAACGCCGTTGCGATAACGTCGGACGGAAGCGATCCCGCCCCGATATCCGCAACCTGAAGGGCATCGTCCACGACGGATATACTGCCCAACACATTCATATTGGATACGGTTATGCTTCCGGTCACGTTGCTCCACACTCCGTCCACGGCGTTCAGTTTCGCTATGATGGCCGGAAGATCAACCTGAGTGATCTGATACATCGCATCATTCACCTGCTTGTAGAACTCAATCCTGGGCAGATTCTTTTCTACAGCAGATGCCGTCTGTGAGATATCCGCAGCAAAAACACCAAGAGCCGCGAACAGCACTATCAACCCTATTACCGTTTTCTTCATTCTCGTATCTCCTACTTCTCCGGCGCAATGAATCGCTTCTTCGCCATTATGACTGCGATCAAATCACCGGGATCGTCAGTATTTGCCGGAAGTCCGGCGTTAATCAGGTCTTCGATAGTGACAAGCGCACGAAGTTGTCGCGGCGTCATATCCCGCAGTTGCTTCAGCATAGCCGCCATATCCTTGATGTCGGTATCATACGCCTCACCAACCCTGAATATATCCCGTCCCTCTCTACCGGAATCCCGCAATCCCTGTGCGATCTTCTTCCCTTCGGTAGTTTTCGTATCGACCGCCAGCTTGTAATTCTCAAACGCCACCGCCTTCGGTTCCCCGCTTACGGGGATGATGATGGTGTGTTCGGCAAAGCTGGTGCTAACCCATTCCTCTACGCCATCCTTTTCGCTCTTGGGCTTTGATATGGCCTCTTCGGGAGCATCGACATCTATCTTCTTGCTCATCACGTCTCCAATCTGGGTTGGGGGCGAAGAACCATTCTCCGCCCCGTCACCCCTTGTTTACCTATTGACTATGGGCGTGCTCGCACCGCGAATGATCCCGTGAGTCTGTTCGTGCTTGGCTATCAAACCAAACGACCCAAGGAAACAATCCTCACGATACATCACAGAACGATTATCCTGGATGTTCGGCACCCACTGGAACTCCAGCCCCTCGTAGTTATAGGACTCGATGTTGGCCATATCAAGCAGGAAGCCCCAGGCTCCAAGCTGCTCGTTGACCGCAAGACCATACTTGTCCAGCATCACGTTGACGGTATACCCACCATCGGTCGTGATCGGAACCACCTGGGTTCCAAGCTGCGGCTCGAAGTACGGCTTGTCCAGCATCTTGTCGGTATCCCTGACCATCCGCAGAATTGCCTTCCACAGCCACAGACCGACCATCAACTCCTTAACGTTGGACGAGGAATCCGGATCGAATCTCGCTTCCAACCATGCGTTCAGGATAGGCCACGTCAGATTACCGTTCTTCTGGCCCAAGTCCAGCATACCGGTCTCTACGAAGTGATAGAGACCCTGCGTGACGTATTCCTGCCCGTCATTCGTGGTCGCATTCGTGCCGCGCGCACTGAACAGCAGAGCCTTGCCAACTTGACGCCGAACGTTCAGCATGGTGTCGATCATGGCCTTACTGGCCTGACCCCATCCATCGCGCATCTCGGAATTCTCCTGCATACGCGACACCTTGAACGTCTCGGAAACCACGGACATATAGTTGAACTTCGCGGTCGTCGGAACCCTTCCGTTCCCTTCGTTCGGATCGCTCAATTCAGCCATATGCGCGGGCATCGATATGATTGTATCGCCAAGCGCCTTGTTGACTTTAGCCGTACCGTTGTAACCGCGCGTCACGGTTGCGGTACTCGTGGTATAGTCGATATCCGTAACCTTCATGAGTTCGCCGTCTGCGGGCGAGAACAGGAAGGTATTGACAACGGCTATACGCGGGTCTGCAAGTATCAGCGTGGTGTCGGCCGAGCTACTCACCGCCTCGGTCAATGTGGTATGAATATCGAGTCTCTCGTCCTCGGTATACCATATGATCGGTTCATTGATCGACTGCCTTGGAGCGAACCGTTCCAGGAGGGTCAACAGAAGTCCGTTGTCCTCTTTGTAAAGCCAATCGATCTCTTCGGGAGCGTCCAGCCACAGCCGAGGGCGGTATTGATTATCCGTATCAAAGACGGACAATCCCGCCGTAACCGTGGTATACGGTAATGCTACACGTTGCATATCATCCTCCATGCGGAGGCAATCTATTCTTCTCGCCTTTCTCTCGCAGCAGCCAATACCCCGCCTCTAACGGCTGAGGTTGGTTTCTTCTCTTTCCTATCAACCCCTGTTTGATTGGCCTTCCTACCGCGTGGTCCCGGCGGAACAAAATTGCTTCCAGCCTTTGCCTTTTCAAACAACTTCTTGATGCGGTCTTCATCACCCGATGAATCGCCTTTTCCGGGAGTTTGCTGCGAAGGTTTCAGGCTCTTGGGAATTACCACAACTTCTTCTCTGGCTATTGTTAGGAACTTTTTCCGCGCATCGCCTTTTCTCGCATAGCTAAGTTTCTCGTCCCGCTGCTCGGGAGTATCTTCGGGCAAATCGTTGTAGATTTTGTCCACGACCTCCCACTGCTCGTCGGTGAGCGACTTTTCTATCTGTTCGAGAGTTTCTTCCTGCGGCGAATCATCAGCCCCCTCGCCGGACTTTCCGTCTGTGTTATTATTCCCCCCCCATTTTCGTTGCTACCCGTTGCGTCTCTAGCGGCCTTTTCGGCCTCAAGCTCTTTTACCGACTTCCTGAGTTCGCCAAGTTCATTGCCCTGACGCTGTATGGTCTCCTGGGCGTTTGACATCTGCGACTTAACGCTGTCCAATTCGCCCTTCGTCTTCGTCCTATCCTCAAGAAGTCCCTCGACGTTCTCAAATCCACTCTCGCGCAACTTCGCTTCTATAGCTTTGAGTTTCTCGGTGTCGTCCATTATTATCGTCCTTTCTCTTGCAGTGTATCCGCAAGTGCTTCGGGAATGACCCGATCCTTCCTCGCAAGTTTGCGCTCTTCCTGCTTCATACGCCGAACATTAAGCGCAAATTTGATCTCTTCGTCAAGGGTTTTTTTTGCTTTTTCTGCGTCTGTCAACTTATCTAGTTGCAGCGCAAGCACTTCCTCTTGCGATTGAATTGCCGCCAGCATGACACCGCAATCCCTCCCCGTAACGGGAAGTTTGCGATATACATTCCTCACGCGCTCAAGTTGATCGCTCAACGTCTTGCGCATGAAGCCGCCGAATTCCGACTGGCCCAGCATGTACCAGGACTCTATTTCGTTCAATTCCTCGGTCTTGTTACGCAGGAAATCATCCAGCGCATCGGCCTCCAGCGCGACGATTAACGCTTCATTCATATCGGTTCTCCGCGTGAATTCTTCATAGTGATACCGCGACTGTCCATGAATGACTTGATTTCATGCGGAACGTCCGGCTTCTTCTGCTCTTCACCCTTTTCCTTCTTCGGCTGTCCGGCCCTCAACTTCGTCAATCTATCCATCACATTACTCATGTCGTCTCCTTTCTATAATCCACCGCCAACCCTGGCGGCACCTTCAAGCGCCTGTTCCTGTCTGGTTTCAGCGGCGGGTGCGGCAACACCAGGCCCACCTCTACCCCGCAACTGCGCCGCTACCTCCAATAACCGCTCCTGCTCCTGAATCTCCTGCGCCCGTTCCCGTGGGAGGAAAAGCCGTCTCGACTTATCTTCATCCTGAATCAACTCAGCGCGCAATTGGTATTGATCGGTGTACCTATCACCGTTAAGAGCGTTGAATTCTGCCAGCCTTGTCTGCTGGTCAATTGCGGAGTTACGATGTTTCTCCTGCAATGTCAACTCCAATTCGTATGCGTTGACCATATCCTCCATCGTCACGTTCATCTCTGAGATGTATTCCCTGCCGGTCTCCGGACTCCACTCTCTCATGCGGAAGATATCGCCTTCCTCAGTGATATTCAACTGCATATAGATTAGCGTCTGCAACATTGCGGGTTCCATGAACCCGGTTTCGAGAACGCTACCGGCAAGCCGTTCCCTGCCGGTGGCCGATTGCAGCAGGCTTTCAAAGCTGTACGCACCGCCACGCATGAGTCCGGGCTGAACGTTGGTGAGGAAGTTTTCCTGCCCGGCGGCGTTACCGAGAAACCGTTGCAGCAACTCGCCGACGTTGAATACTGCGGGTGGAATCTGTGGATGCTCGACGTATTCAACGGCGTTACGCGTGTCACCCGCCACGCCAATAGTTGAGTTCGGGCCGCGTTCAGGAGGCTTGTTGCCCGTCTTCGTCTTATCCCACAGCAACAGGGGATTCAGGGCGTATGACATCAGATCATACAGTGCACCGACCCATATATTCAATCCAACCGCAATCTTGCTCATAGCCTCCGGCGTACTCATTGGCACCCACTGATCCCCGTCGGGCCATGCGCTGCACTTGATCAGCGGACACCGCAACGTCTGGAATTCATCCTGCTGATCGAAGATAACCTGCGTACCATTGGCAATCCACAGATGCCTGTTCCCGGTATAACACTTGAGTACCGGCACTTCGACGTTCACCCGCCCTTTCTGATCGTTGATCATGCGGATGTCTTTCCCGCCGAGATTAGCGACTACATTCACTATGGGCACGGTGGATGTGAACCCCATCATTCGCGCCTCGTCGATGATGGCATCTACCTTCCCCTCTAAAAGCGGCTTTTCGCCGTCGGTCGGATTGTCACTATACATCGCCCTGAAATCGTCTTCATGATACGAGTCCAGGAAAAACGCTATACTGACTCTCTTCGGCCCGTTAAAATCGCTTCCATCGGGTGTGACTATGACTTGCCCCTGCGTCAAATCCCTGTACCGCACGCTGCGGCGTGGACTACCTACGGACATTATACGCGTTCTCGCAATCTCCCTGTCATCGGCAAATGCACGATTGATCAATGCAGTCGGAGGTGTGACAACTATGGGCTCAATGATTCCATACCCGACACTCGACCGGAAACAGTTCTTGACGGTCGGAACGGCGTAGAACGGCAGCTTCATCTTGCTGCGCACTGTATGCTGTAACGCCCACTCGGTCTTCTCTATCGAGTCCATCGGCACGCCGCGCTCCAAAGGCGTAAGCCGCACCATGCGCGATCCCTTGGGAAACAGATACTCCATTGCGGGACCGATAGCACGCTCGACGCTTGTGAACATAAGTGGAATTGGCATCTTGGAATGCGTCGGCCATGCGGCTTCGTTAATGGTGTTGTTGTAGAGGTTGTGGAATGCCTCGATACGCTGGAGGTCGGGAAGCATTTTGTTGTAGGCGAACTCAAATCGTTCCATGAAATCCAGCACCCGCTTGTCTTTCACTTTCTTGAGCGCGGCTTTTATCTTGTTCGGCATATCTACCTCCCGCAAGGAATGGCTTCAGCCAAAAATCTTGGCCTTTCCTTTTTCTCGTTTGTACCGGCGAGTTTTCTGAGTTTGCTGAACGGCTCTTTCGATTGCGGTTCCTCATCCCCAAAATATTGCACCTGGTTTTCCGCATTTTTGAAAACGTACAACAATATACCGAATGCCAATGTGGTGTCAAGCGTTTGATTTCGGGTATGATCGGGCCTCCCCTTCTTCCCCTTGACACACGCTGCCAGTTCTCTTAGCAGCATTTCATCCGGAATATCCGGGTGTTCGTTTTCGCCGCATGAATTCACCCATGCGGTTATCAGATCGAATATACTTCCTCTTGTTGCTGCGTTGGTGTCAAACCCCTTGATCTCGCGCGGCTTCCGCGTTGAATCCTGCACAGTAACCATTCTATACCAGAACGGCCAATCTCTGAGAGCAGCAGCAAAAGTAGCGTTACACGCGGCGCGTTTGGTTTCGGCACACAAAAGCGCGTTGTTGTAATGGCGCATGGCGTATCCGCATATCCGCGCAAACTCATACGTTTCAACCGTAGATCGAATAGTTGCCGCAATAACCAGAGGGCGGTCTTCCTGGTATTCCTCTTCGGGAAGCCGTCTCCTGGCAAACACGGCGGCACAAACATCACCTGCGGCACCTGGCTCCGCAGCGCCTTCTGCGGGATCAACGCCAACAGCATACGCCATACCCGGTTTGGGCTCTTCATAAATCCTCCATGTGGTTTGTTGGTCATCCTTATCAACGTCAATCCTATGTACCGGAATCGACATGAGTTCCTCGATATTCTCGTATGGATACTGCGGCATGAACTGTGCAAGTGAGGATATGAGGGCGTACTTGTGCAGCCACGCGTTAATCTTCGGCCGATCAAAATATGGACTGCCGGTAGCCTCGGAGTATATCCCCCATACACGCGCTGATATATCCCACGGATTCATGTTCATGCGCCTGGTCTCAATCAGCTTTCTCGATTGATACGGAGAATCATATTGCGATGCGTGGAATGTGGCTTTCTCTGGACTCTTACGATCCGGGTACACGATATCGCGGGTATAGGTAATGCCGTTGTACGGCGTCATTACAAGGCTGAAGAATTGACCACGCTGCTGTCCCGCCTGCACGCAACGCTGGTCGTCGGGTTCTTCATCGAATATCATCGCGTGTACGCGTTCGGCCTCAAACTTACTGTAGCCGGAATCGTATGTAATCGCTGAAATCGCTCCGCCACGCGCAAGATACACGGTGTAATCCTGCTTGCTGAATCCACCGTCCCTGTTATGGTCGATCAGGATTTCGGGGATAATGCACTTGGGCTCCCCCGGCCCGATACGCGGCCACCAATACTGCAACAACGCACGATGCTTAGTGCCAATCCACACCTTTTCTCCATGCCCGCCGATCTTTTTCTTTGGATATTCACCGGCACCAACGATATTGCCGCAATCCCATTCCTGCCACGATTCGGGCACTTCGGCTGTATCGTCGTGATCGATGAATTCGCCTGTACGTGAATCAAACCTACCGAACCGCCGGATATTCTCTGGACTGATAAGCCGTTTAACGCCTGTATCTTCTCCCTTGGGATATCGAAGTGAAATGGGGATCTGCGCGGTTATCATTATGACCGCCTCCATCAGCGCGACATAACTCTTACCGATGGAAGTCCCGGCGACTATGGACCTGAAGAACGCTTCCGACAGCAAATACCCGGTTTGAAATTCATGTGGATCATCACCAACGTGCTTGAGGAATTTGGGTGCGTAGAGATCAACGCCGTCTTTCTCCGCCTGCCGTTTGATCCATTGCGGGCGTTCTTCGACGTTCCAGGGCTCAAAGCTGTAGAACAGCGATGTAGCCTGTTTATCCTCTACGTGTTGGCCTATTTCTTCGGCAATAGCATCAAGAGCGTTCATTATCCCCGCCTTCTCGAATGCTTCTTGGCGAGATACGGCTTATATGCGCGTTTGGCTGCGGCCAATGAGCTATACATGCACTTACCACTGCCAATTCGCCACTTTCCCCTACCACACTTTCTGATCGGCATTATCTGACTCCCGGCCTCGCACTCATCCAGATGGCCTTGAACTCTTTAAGGTATTCCTTTCTGTCCTGTTCGTTCAAGATAAATCTTTCCATCAACGCAATCATCTGCGGGATACGAATT